AGGTGTTTCGAGTCGCTCTATTCGGCTAGGCATTGCGCGTAAAAGTTTGTTCGATTTTCTGCGCAATACTCCCCCTACCCCGGCTGCGACCAAAAAAGCCGGGAATTATACCACGAGATTTTGCTTTACGCTAGTTGAACTTTGTGTGTACTATTCGCTTATGCCATTGATCAGCAGAGCAGAAGCAGCGCGTGCGATGGGTGTAACACCGGAGGCGGTGTATGCAGCGGTCAAGCAAGGGCGTCTGCCGGTTGTACGTACAGCAGACGGTCGTGAGCTGGTGAACAGCGAAACGATGCGCGAGCACTGGGCAAAAAACACACAGCGCAGGATTGGGCGGGGACCGAAGCCGCCTGCTGGTGAGAAAGCGTTTCCACCGCCGAGACCAAGGATGGGTAAGACGCAGGAGTCGATTCCTGACTATGACGAAAGCAGGGCTAGGACCGAGCACCTGAAAGCAGAGCTGCTTGAGTTGGAGAGGCAGCAAAAAGAAGGATTGCTGGTCAAGGCAGAGGAGGTTGAGCTGAAGTGGGTTGAGATTGTGACTCTGGCGCGGACAAAGATTATGGGCATTCCGACCAAGGCAAAGCAAAGAATCCCGGATCTTGATACTGATGCGGTGACGATGCTTGAGGATATTGTGCGCGAAACCCTTGAAGATTTAGCGGAGAGCGTCGATGGATAACCTGTTAAGGATAGAAAAGGCTGCGTTTTCGGCGTTTCGACCGCCAGAAAAGCTGAGTTTGAGCGAATGGGCGGACCGTTATGCGTTTTTAAGCGCCGAAAGCAGCGCAGAAGGCGGCAGATGGCACACTTTGCCGTATCAAAAGGGAATTATGGACGCAATAACGGATCCGAAGGTTGAACAGGTGACTGTGATGAAAAGTGCTCGTGTGGGGTACTCGAAGATTTTGAATCACACGATTGCGTTTCATATTCACCAGGATCCGTGTCCGATCATGCTGGTGCAGCCGACAATCGAGGACGCGCAGGGTTACTCGAAGGAGGAGATTGCGCCGATGCTGCGTGATACGCCTTGTCTGCGTGGTTTGGTGAGTGAGTCGAAGGCGAAGGATGGAGCGAACACGATTTTGCAGAAGCAGTTTCCGGGCGGAACGCTGAGCATGGTGGGCGCTAATTCGCCGCGCGGCTTCCGTCGTGTGAGTCGGAGGGTGGTGCTGTTTGACGAGGTGGATGGCTATCCACTGTCAGCGGGGGCTGAGGGCGACCAGATCAAGCTTGGTATCCGGCGGACGGAGTATTACTGGAACCGGACGATTGTTGCTGGTAGCACGCCGACAGTGAAGGACTTCAGTCGTGTGGAGCGCATGTTCCTGCAAACGGATCAGCGCCGCTATTTCGTGCCGTGCCCTGACTGTGGACATATGCAGTACCTGAAATGGCCAAATATTAAGTGGTATGACGGTGACCCATCGACTGCGGGGTACTGCTGCGAGTCATGTGGGGTTGTGATTCCGCATTCCAAGAAGCGCTGGATGGTGGAGCGTGGTGAGTGGAGGCCGACTGCGCCAGGGAATGGGAAGCACGTCGGGTTTCATATCTGGGCGGCGTATAGCTACAGCCCGAATGCGACGTGGCCCAATTTGGTGGAGGAATTTTTGGATGCGAAGAACGATGCAGAGCAGTTGAAGACGTTCGTTAATACGGTGCTGGGCGAGACGTGGGAGGACGAGTATGCGTCGAAGATTGGCGCGGATTCGTTGCTGGAGCGTGCTGCAGATGAGGAGTATGAGCAGTATGTGCCGCCAGTGAGCGCGTTGGCGCTGACGATCGGATGCGACGTGCAGGACGACCGACTGAGCTTGAGCGTGTGGGGCTGGGGTCGCGAGGAAGAAGGATGGCTGATTGATCGCGTGAAGATTTATGGCAGCCCGTCTAGGCCCGAGGTATGGAAGCAGTTGGACGAGATTTTGCAGAAGCCTTATGTGAACGAGGCTGGTGAGCAGATGAAGGTGCTGTGCTGCGCGATCGACTCTGGCGGTCACCACACCCAAGAGGTTTACCAGTACAGCCGAGAGCGTGCGGCAATGGGCGTGATTGCAATTAAAGGTATGTCACAGAAAGGCAAGCCACCGCTGGGCAAGGCGTCGAAGGTAGATGTGGACTACAAGGGTCGAGCGCTAAAGAAGGGCGCACAGCTTTTCCCGGTTGGCGTTGATACGGTCAAATCCTTGCTGTTTGGACGGTTGAAGCACAACGAACCCGGACCTGGATATTTGCATTTCTTCCCGACGATTGGTGCTGACTACTTCGAGGAGTTGACAGCAGAGAAACAGATATTGCGTTTCAGGAACGGATACCCCGAGCGGGTGTGGGTAAAGAAGAGCCAATCCCCCAACGAAGCACTGGATGAGATGAACTATGCGTATGCGGCATTGCATCGTCTGTACCAGAAGATGGACAGACGGACGATATGGGATCAGCTTGAGCGTAGGGATGAGGAGAAGCCGAAGCAGCAGACGCGGCGCGCTGCACCGAAGCGGAGTTTCGTTAAACAGTGGTAAGCATCAGCGCTAAAGTGACGAAGAACAGGGAGATAGGCATCTGATGGGGATCCCTTCGTCCATTACTGCAGGCGTGGACGTGGTGTGGATCGATGCCGCGACTACGGATATTTTTGGCAACGATGTCACGAATGCTACTCATAATTTAACGTATTATTTCCGCTTGAATACAGCAGGCGAGGGTGCTAGCGCGACTGGTGTTGCGTACGAGAACGGCTGGAAGGTGACGCTGCCTGCTGCGACTAGCGCGGCGATGGACGCGAGTCCGAACTGGTATTTCCAGGCGTTACTGACTGCGGTCAGCGACGGTGCGGTTACTGAGTACAGCAGAGGTCAGATTGAGGTCCAGGCATCACTTGCGTATTCAGGCACGCCTGGTGCGTTTGATGGTCGCACCCAGTCTCAAAAGGATCTCGACGCTGTTCAGGCCGCTATTCGGTCATTGATGACCGGTGGCGCGACACAGGAGTATCGAATTGGTAATCGCTCGCTCAAGCGATATGACCTGACTGAGCTGCTGGCTTTGGAGTCGAGATTGAAAGCAGTGGTGGCACGCGACAATAAGGCGAAGTTGATCGCATCAGGTCTGGGCGATCCGAACAATCTTTACGTCCGCTTCAACCAAGGCTGATGGGCATTCGTACCGCGATTTTGCAACGTTTCGGTCTTCAGCCTGTACCGAAGGCGATGCCGCCTGTGAGGCGCCGTAATTATGCGGGCGCGATTATCAGTCGCTTGACTAGCGACTGGATGGCGACGCAGGCGAGTGCTGATGCTGAGATTCGCACCAGTCTGCGCAAGCTGCGTGACCGCAGCCGCGAGATGGTGCGGAACAATCCGTACGCAAAGCAGGCAAAGCGGACCACACAGATCAACGTTGTCGGCGCTGGCATCAAGATTCAGTCTCAGGTTGCAGCGCTACGTGGCAACCGTCGTGATGAGCGGACCAATTCGCTGATTGAGCAGAAGTGGGCATCTTGGTGCCGCGCGCAGCATTGTGACGTTGCAGGGCGCCATAGCTTCCACGTAATGGAATGGCTGGCTGTTGGCGCCCTTCCTGAATCAGGGGAGGCTCTGTTCAGGATTGTGCGCCGGTCGTTCGGTGGCAGTCGAGTGCCATTGGCGCTCCAGATGCTTGAGGCTGATTACCTGGATGAGGAGTATCAAGGCCCAACCCTCGCCAATGGGAACGAATGGCGGATGGGCGTGGAGGTTAACGAATGGGGCCGCCCTGTGCGGTACGCCTTCCTCACGCGCCATCCAGGTGACTACTGGTTCCAAAATGCCCCGCAGCGAAATGAAAAGCATGTCTTCTTGCCTGCGGAAGATGTGATCCATTTGTTTATCCCCGAGAGGCCACAGCAACATCGTGGCGTACCGTGGTTCCATCCTGTGATGACGGACGCTCATCAGCTTCAGGGGTATGAAGAAGCAGCGGTGATTAGAGCGCGCGCTGGCGCTAGCGTGATGGGCTTTATTACCAATCAAGAGGGTGAACTAACTGCAGACGATATTGAAAACGAGCGGAGGATTAGTGAGTTTGAGCCTGGCATGTTCAAGTATTTGATGCCAGGCGAGAACGTTACGGTGCCAAATATTGATTCACCGGATCAGCAATATGAGATGTTTGTGCGCAATAAGGTCCGCAGGTTTGCGAGCGGCTTTGGCTGTTCGTATGAAACATTGAGCCGCGACTTCAGCGACACCAGCTATTCGAGTAGCAGGGTGTCGTTGCTTGAAGATCGCGAGCACTGGAAAGTTGTGCAGTCGTACTTGATTGAGCACTTCCACATGCGGGTGTTCCGCGAGTGGTTGTCGCTTGCGGTGCTGTCCGGTGAGCTGCCGTTTGACGACTTTGAGACCCGGCCTGAGCGTTACGACACACCGCGTTGGATGGCGCGTGGGTGGGATTGGGTTGATCCGCTGAAGGAAGTGAAGGCTTACCGCGAGATGGAGCAGGCGGGTTACATGACCAAGGCGCAGATTGTGGCGAAGCTTGGCGGTGACTTTGATGAAAACTTGGCTGAGCTGGCGAGGGAGCAGCAGGCGGCTGAGCGATTGGGCGTTGAGCTTGATCGCGACATTATTGAGCAGCCGATGCTTGCTGCTGATGAGCCGATGCCGGCGGAAGAGCCGCCTGCACCGACCCGTAGCCGGAGGAGGAAGTAATGAGCGCGATGCCGACCGATGGGATGAGAAAGGAGGCGCGGCGTTATCGCGCTTGGAAGGAGGAGGGGCGCAAGGGTGGCACTGAAGTTGCTGCCCGGCGCGCGGGTCAGATTTTGAGTGGTGAAGAGCTGAGTGATGAAACCATTCGCACGATGAGCGCATGGTTTGCGCGTCACGAGGTGGATAAGCAGGCCGAGGGATTTAGCCCTGGCGAAGAAGGGTATCCATCGCCGGGAAGGGTGGCATGGGCAGCCTGGGGAGGTGACCCAGGTAAAACATGGAGTGATGCACTTGTGGCTCGTATGGACTCTGACCGTGAGTTGACGCCTGATTTAACTGC